ATGACTATGGAAGGGGCTATTGCCATGCAACTCAATGCACTGTCACGTCTGGACGATCTGCACTCTCGCTTCAATCTGCTCCGCGGCCTTGATGACGCCGTCCTGAAAGCCAACGGCTTCGACGCCAGCCTGGAAGAGCTGGCCAGCGTCATCACCGGTCTCAAATCCCTCTCCCACACCCAGTCCCAACTGAGCAGCCTGCACGGCGCCCTGGAGCTGCTGTTGATGCTGCTGGAGGTCGCCCACGCGCGGGATCTGAGCGGCGATCACCTGCATTGCCTGCTGGAGCCACTCCGGGTGAAACTGGACGGGGCGCTGAACGAATTGGACTCGATCATCTAGGCAAGGAGCCGACGCCATGCACACCGCACCTCAGCTATTCCCCGTCCCCTTCCACGGGGACACGGTCGTCCTAGTCGGACAGGACAATGAGGCCTATGTGGCGATGAAGCCCATCGCCACGAACATGGGACTTTCTTGGCAAGGGCAGCACGAGAAACTGGCGGAGAGATTCGCTTCAGTTATCAGGGAAATCGTGACAACTGGAGGTGATGGGAAGCAGTACGCCATGACCTGCATGCCGCTCAAGAAGCTGCCGGCCTGGCTCTACTCCATCAGCCCGAACAAGGTCGCCCCGGAGCTGCGCGAGAAGATCATCCGCTACCAGGAAGAGTGCGACGATGCCCTCTGGAAGTACTGGACGCAGGGCGTGGCCGAGCGGCCCGGTGCGGCGGCGACCGCAAGCAAGCAGATCGCCCTATCTCGCCACCGGCTGGCCTTGCTGAAGGAGCTTCACCGCACTCGGGACCGTGCGCTCCGCAGCGCGATTCATGAGCAGCTTGCCCAGGTATCCCAGGCGCTTGGCCTGAGCGTGCCGGGGCTGGAAAGCATTGGCCGGGCGGATCCGGAGATGCCAGATATACTGAAGGCGTTCTGGGAGGCGCTGGCGTATCTCGAAGGCAAGGGCGTCCGCTTCAACCATGCTAAGCCAGGCTCGGGTAAGATCTATTTGAACCTTCCAGAGTTGCGCAAGCTGTTCCGAGAACATCAAATTGATCTCCGCATCGACCAAGATGTCATCGACGCGCTGAAACAATCGACGTCGCCTAGGTTTCTAAAGGCAGGATTGTTCAGTAGCAACCTCAATCAGATGAAGGTTAGGGGCTGGCTATTTTGCTCGAACGACTAGGAAACAGACAGTCACTCATAGTAATAAATACCATAGCCCACCAGCCTGTAAAGCAATCCGCCTTAGCCATCGCCAAATGGCAGCGCGTTAAAGCAGAACTGAAGTCCAAGCGATTTATTCAAGGAACGAAATTGGCTAAAGAATTGATCACAAAACCCCTAACAATTAAAGAGGCAAATCAATTTATAGCGACTCACCATCGACATCACAGGCCCACCACTCGAAACAACGGAAAGTGGGCGATTGGCGCAATCAATAAAAATGGTGAGATTGTGGGAGTCGTCATAGCAAGCCACCCCGTATCAGCAAGCTACATGGATGGGCTCACAATAGAACTTACTCGACTATGCACTAACGAAGCCGCACCAAAAGGCACTTGCAGCTTCCTACTCAGCACCTGCTGCGCAATATGGAAGAAAATGGGTGGCCAACGCGTAATAACCTACACCCTAGAAATAGAGTCAGGCGCCTCGTTAAGAGGGGCAGGATGGCAGGTAAGCGGTACGGTAGCCCCTCATAGAAGATGGCTCAACAAATCCAAGACAGATGGAATAGCGAGAGATGACTTGCAAATCTATCAGCACCGAAAGCTCCGATGGGAAAAAAGCCTGAAGGAAGCCGTATGAGCCATATAAAAACCATGAACCCAATATGCGCCTTTGGATCTGATTTTAGAGAATCTTATAAAGCTGATATTTACAAGTCGCTCACCCTTCCTCAAGGAGCGATTCTTCATTATCGATACAAATTCCGCTACGTTAGCCAAGAAATACTGGACAATCCCAGCCTCTTCCGCGGGGACGATGCAGTATTGTTTTTTTCTCACATTCTACCTCGAAAAAAACCTAAACCCTTTGAGATTCCGGAGATTGAACGCGCCCCGGACACCTACAAGAATCACTCAATTCGGTGGGCAAAAATTCATAAAATAGTTAAGACCGATGATACCGAGCTTCTTCATGTCTACTTTAGACTGGGCGACTTCTGTGACATCGAGCTAGACGATAACGACGCCGCGAAGCAACCCGGAAAAATATTTTTCGGAGCAGTGAAGTGCAAAGAAGGAGCGGAAAACCTTCGCAAAGATCCCAGGCAGAGACTTGACGATGAAAATCGCCCCGGAAGAACAACATGGGCAAATAGAATCAAAGAACTTTCCGATTACTTCCCGAAGCTTCCATTTTTCTACATTAAAAACATTAAAACGAAAAATAAAATCGTTGAATTTAAATATGATAAGCACACGCCAAGCTGTTATTATCCTCTTGCCCAAGGCACTGACTACGTCATTGAGTTAGCGGTATCAAATATTAAGGAAACAGATGTAAAGATTAAAATCTGCGAGGAAACCGGGGAGCTTATAATCAACCACTCTGGCGACATTCAAACGACCGTGCAATTCGACGACTATAATATACCCATATTCACAAAGCCTCTATCAACCGCAACTCAATCATCAGTATTGAGAGTCAATTTAACAAAAGAAGATAAAACCATACCCGAATACGAAACAAGTATAGATTTGAAACTCAGGCTTAGCCTGCGCGAACCATTAAAATTTGGCCTATTCAGCTTACTAGGCGCCGGCTCTCTCTTGGCAGTTGCTCCCAGAACACAGCCTTTCGTATTTAACTACTATCTCCTAGGAGCTTCTGCCGCTTGCTTTACTATAGCTGCCGGATTCCTGTTTTATTTCTTCAATAAGAAATAGGTCAGCTTATCAAGCTATACTCGCAAAACCTAACGATCTCCTCCCCCATCCACTCATTAACTTGAGCAAGGCGCGCCTGTAGCGGCTCCAGCTCATTGGCGGCATACACTTCAGCCGCCTCCTTGATCGAACCGAAGCCACCCGCATTCTGCGGCACGATACCCATCAGCTGCGGCGGGATCCGCAAGCCGGCGAGCATGTCGTCGCGGGTGATGCTCTTGATCGAGTTGAATTCGTCCTTCGCCGCTACCTCGCTGACCGGGATCAGCTGGATGCCGTCTTTCTTGCCGTTGGGCGCGTAGACGAAGAGGTTGCGGAAGTTGCCCGGGCCCTTGGCCGAGCGCAGCGCGGTGCGCAGGGAGTCGATGTCTTCCTCCTTCTGCGCGGCGTCGGTCATGTAGAAAATGAAGCCGGCGTGGCTGCCGTTGTTGTAGTACTTGCGCCGGAACAGAGTGGCCGATTCATTGAGCAGCGCCGACTGCATGGCGGCGAGCCACTCCGGCATGCCGTAGATCTCTTGGTTGATGTCGGCCTCGCGCAGGTGGCAGATGGTGCCCGGGGCGAACTCATGTTCGTCCTGCCAGCCCCTGACCTGGAAGAAGCGCCCCTCCTCCCCCCGCCGCATGTACTTGGCCAGTGGCGGCTGCAGGCTGATCGGCGTGCCAAGCCGCGACTGGCGACGCTCCAGGTAGGCGTTGCCGCACCAGAGGTAGTCCAGGGCCAGCTGCTCGAACGCGGCGCGGCTCAGCAGCGGATGCGGGATGAAAGTGCGGGCCAGCAGGTTGCGCTTGAACTTGAGGCCCGAATCCAGATAGACGCTGGCACGGGTGGCCTTGGCCAAGCCGTCGAGGGACAGCGGCGGATCGTAGTAGCGGCCGTTGAACCAGCATTCCAGGTAGTCGAAGACCTCGCGACCGTCGAGTACCGGTGCCGGGTCGCCGAAGGTAAAGGCCTCTACGCCAGGCGCGTGGGCGGCTGAGGTGGCCAGGGCGGTGGAATCGCTCATCAGTAGATCTCCATGACGCCGGTGTTGCGGCCGGTCTGGCCCTCCAGCGGCTCGTTGTGCAGGGCATGAAAGAGGGCCCACGCGAGATCCGCGTGGCCCGTGGTGTCGTTGCGTCCGGCGGTGTAGGTGAACTGCCTGCCACTGGCGGTGGTGGTCTTGCGAATGGCCATGAGCGACTGGGCGACATCGGTCCAGCCGGCGTCGAATTCGAGCCGACCGTTCTTGATCACGTCGTAGGCCTTGAGCACCAGGCGGGTCTTCACCTCGGGCGAGTAGCTGAAGGTGGTCAGCCCCGGGAAGAATTGGCGCACCAGCTGGGCCACGCCGCTGCCCATGCCGGTGACATCGATGCCGATGTAGCTCACCCAGTAGCGCTGGCAGACCTGGCGGATCGCCTCTGCCTGGGCGGCGAAGTCCATCCCGCGGAACTGGTGGCGCTCGAGCACGCGGAACTTGCCACCCGGTACCGCCGGCGGCGCGACCACCACCAGGCCGGCGGTGTCGCCGCTCTCGGCGGGGTCATAGCCGACCCAGACCGGGCGATCGCCCAGGGGTCGGGCTGCAAACGGTTTGTAGTCCTCGGCCCACTCGACCCAGCTGTCCACCATGCAGGGCTGCAGCATGGCCAGGGGGAAGATGCTCGCGCCGTCGTCGACGAACTGGCACATCAGCAGGTTCTGGAAGGCCTCGGCCGAATATTCGAGCTTGAGCTCTTCCAGGTCGAATAGGTCGCAGCCGCGCGCCTCGGCATCAAGAATGGTGACTATCTGCCGCCAGATCCGGTCCTCGCAGAGCCGGCCCTGCTGCAGGGCGTCGTGGGACACGTCCAGCTTCAGGTGCTGGGCGACGGGCTTGCCCTTGTTGAAGCGCTCGCCCGTCCAGAAGGTGTAGGCCTCGTGAGCCATAGAGCTGGGCGTCGAGAAGTAGGTCCGGCGGTATTGCTTCTGCATGGCCATGCCGCTGGCCACCTTGTTCAGCTCCTCGAAGCGGAAAGTCCAGAAGAACTCGTCGAAGTAGAAGTTGCCGTGGTAGCCCTGGGCGGTGCGGGCATTGGTACCAAGGAAGTGCAGCTCGGCGCCGTTGGCCAGGATGATCGGATCCCCCGTCACCTCGACACCGCAGACCTCCCGGGCGAAGGCCTGGATGTACGCCTTGAAGATATGCGCCTGGTTCTTGCTGGCCGACAGGAAGATCTGATTGCGCCCGGTGATCAGGGCGTCCAGGAAGGCTTCGCGGGCGAAGTAGAAGGTGGCGCCGATCTGCCGGCTCTTGAGGATCGCCCGGGTCCGCTGCTGGCCCGCCCGGTACCAGTCCAGCTGGTAGCCGAAGCACTGGTCGCGGAAAGCGCTTTCAAGGGCCTCGATCTGCTCCTCGCTGAACTCGTTGCGCGCGGCTTTCTTCTTCGGCCCGGCATTGCGGTTGTCCAGCTTGGGATTGAGCTCGGCCTCGGTACCGCCGCCCTGGAAGCGCTGGATCCGCGCCTGGCGCTCCAACTGGCGATGCAGCAGGTCGATCTCCTTGAAGTCACCGCCAGACTTGGCGTCCTTGAGGATCAGCTGCACCAGGCGCGCCTCCAGCGCCCCGCCGATACGCTCCACGTTGTCCGCCCGATCCCATTCGTCCCGGGACTTCCAGCTATGGACGGTCTTTTCCTTCTCCTCGATCGCCTCGGCGATCTCCGTCACCCGCCAGCCCATCCAGTAGAGATACTTGGCGCGGCGGCGCACGTCCATCAACAGGTCGGTGGACGGGATAGGCACGGGGTCGGATTCAGGTAGGCTTTTCATGGCCGCCAGACTGCCGCCCCGGCTCCCTCCTCCATAGCGCGCGGATTTGTACAGCGCGCCGCTACAACGGCCCCTCGTTGCTGGGACGCGCGCGCGTCCCGACCATGCCCCTCATCGCCCAAGCACTCCCGCTAAGCCTTTGAGGATCCCCGGCATGGCCGACCCCAAGACCCCGAAACTTCGCTCTCCCTTCTTCCGCGTCGCTGTCGAGGGCGCCACCAGCGATGGCCGCCAGATCGAACGCGCCTGGATCGAGCAGGCCGCTGCCAGCTACAACCCCAAGACCTACGGCGCCCGCATCTGGATGGAGCACATCCGCAGCAGCGTGGCGGACAGCCCCTTCAAGGCCTATGGCGACGTGGTCGCAGTGAAGGCCGAAGAGGTCGAGATCAACGGCCAGAAGAAGCTGGCCCTCTTCGCTCAGATCGAGCCCACCGCCGACCTGGTGGCCATGAACAAGGCCAAGCAGAAGATCTACACCTCGATCGAGATCTCGCCCAAGTTCGCCGACACCGGCGCCGCCTACCTGGTCGGCCTGGGCATCACCGACAGCCCCGCCAGCCTCGGTACCGACGTGCTGTCCTTCGCCGCGGCCAATCCGGCAGCCAACCCCTATGCCAGCCGCAAGCTGCACGCGGACAACCTGTTCACCGTGGCCGAAGAGACCGCCCTCACCTTCGACGAGGCCGAGGACAAGCCTGGCCTGGGCGCCCTGCTCTTCGCCAAGGTCCAGGAGCTGCTCAAGGGCAAGGAGGCGCAGACCCAGGGCGAATTTGCCCAGTTCGGCGCCGCGGTCACCGCCGTGGCCGAGCACGTTCGCGAGCAGGACGAGCGCTTCACCCGCGCCGAGGCGGCCCTCACCGAGCTGACGGGCAAGCACCAGCAGCTGCAGACCGACTTCGCCGCCCTGCAGGTGCAGCTCAGCCAAACCCAAGACCCCAACCAACCCAAGCGCCCTCCGGTCACCGGCGGCGATGGCCAGAACCTGACCGACTGCTGATCAGCCGTTCACCTTTCCGGAGAGATCCATGCGTAACGATACCCGTGTGCTGTTCAACCAATACTTGGAGCAGGTCGCCAAGCTGTCCGGCGTCTCCTCCTCCGCGGCGACCTTCGCCGTGGCGCCCACCGTCCAGCAGAAGCTGGAAACCCGTATCCAGGAGTCCAGCGACTTCCTGAGCAAGGTCAACGTCATTCCCGTCGACGAGCTGATGGGCGAAAAGGTCGGCCTGGGCGTCTCCGGCACCATCGCCGGCCGCACCGACACCAGCGGCAACGCAACCCGCCAACCCCGCGAGATGCAGGCGCTCGACAATCGCGGGTACGAGTGCAAGAAGACCGACTTCGACACCGCCATCACCTACCAGCTGCTAGATACCTGGGCCAAGTTCCCCGACTTCCAGTCGCGCCTGCGTGACGCCATCGTGAAGCGGCAGGCCCTGGACCGCTTGATGATCGGCTTCAACGGCACCAGCGCCGCGGCCACCACCAACCGCGCTACCAATCCGCTGCTGCAGGACGTCAACATCGGCTGGCTGCAGCAGTACCGCAGCAATGCACCGCAGCGCGTGCTGAAGTCGGGCAAGGCCGAAGGCAAGGTCGTCATCGGTACCGGCAGCGACGCCGACTACAACAACCTGGATGCCCTGGTCTTCGATGCGGTCAGCAACCTGATCGACCCCTGGTACCGCAAGGACCCGGGCCTGGTGGTGATCCTCGGCCGCGACCTGGTGCACGACAAGTACTTCCCGTTGGTGAACAAGGAGCAGCCCGCCTCCGAAAAGCTGGCCACCGACGTGATCCTGGCCCAGCGCCGCATGGGCGGCCTGCAGCCGGTGGAGGTGCCGTACTGCCCGGACAACGGGATGCTCATCACCTCGCTGCAGAACCTGTCGCTCTACTACCAAACCGGTGGCCGCCGCCGCTTCGTCAAGGAGGCGCCGGAGAAGAACCGCATCGAGAACTACGAGTCGAGCAACGACGCCTACGTGGTCGAGGACTACGGCTTCGGCTGCCTGATCGAAAACATCGTGACGGGCGTGTAAGCCATGGCCTCCTCTCCCGCGAAAAGCCACTTCCAGGCAGCTGCAGCGGCACTCGCCGCCGCGGCCGCCGGGCCGGCCGACAGCATGGCGGGCCGCACCGTGTACGAGCAGCAGCTGGCCCAGCTGCTGCAGGACCGGCTGCGACTCAAGCAGGTGCAATCCACCCAGGCCAAAGCCGAGCTCAAGCGACAGCTGCTCGGCGCCTACGCCGACTACGTCAGCGGCGTGCTCAAGGGCGGCAACGGCGCCCAGGACGAAGTGCTGGTCACCGTGATGATCTGGCGCATCGATGCCGGCGAGTTTGCCGGCGCCCTGGACATCGCCGCCTACGTGCTGCGCCACGGCCTGCTGATGCCCGATCGCTTCGAGCGCACCCCGGGCTGCCTGATTGCCGAGGAAGTGGCCGAGGGCGCACTGGCGGCGCAGAAGGCCGGCCAGACCTTCGACCTGGACATCCTGATCCGCACCGCCGTGCTCACCGATGAGCACGACATGCCCGACGAGGCGCGCGCCAAGCTCTACCTGGCCATCGGCCGGGCCGAGTTGGCCGACGTCGACGAGGATCGAACCGGCCGACCGGGCCAGCTGGTCTCGGCGATCGAGATGCTGCGCAAGGCGATCGGTTTGCACGACCGCTGCGGCGGCAAGAAAGACCTGGAACGGGCCGAGCGCCTGGCCAAGAAACATGCCGCCCCTGGCGGCTAACCGAGCGGTCCCCCGCAACCCCGCCGGCTCGGGACGGATCGGCCAGGCCTCGCCTGGGACCGTGAAGCCCCGACCACCGGCGACCCATTCGAGAGCAGCACCATGAGCGGATTCGTTGCAGGCGGCACCGTCGCCAGCGGTCAAGTGGTGTCCGACCCCTTCTGGCCGGCGATCGAGCTGGACCAGGTCCGCGCGCGGCTGCGGATCGACAGCAGCGTCAGCACGGAGAAGCTGAAAGCCGCGGTGATCGCCGCAGCCATCGGCGTGAATCGCGAGCTCGCCGGATACCGCTTCGCCCAGTCCACCAGCGGCTACGCGACCCTGGCCGCTGTGCCCGGGCTGCTAGTCGACGGCGTCAGCGAGCGTACCCACCTGTACCTGCGCGCGATCGATGCCGCCACCGCGGCCGAGGTCGCCGAGCGATACCGCAGCTATGACAGCACCGCCAAGGGCGACAAGGACGCCGAGGCTCAGACACCCACCATCGACGAGTACCGGCGTGATCAGCGCTGGGCTATCCGCGACTTCCTGGGCCTGGCCCGGACCACCGTGGAGCTCATCTGATGGCCACCGTCGTGCGCGCCCAGCAAGGCGACACCCTGGACCGGATCTGCCTGCGGCACTACGGACGCACCCAGGGCGTCACCGAGGCCGCGCTCGAAGCCAACCCGGGCCTGGCCGAACTCGGCCCCATCCTGCCGATCGGCACCCCTATCACCCTGCCAGACGCCCCCGCCCAAGCCTCTGCCGGCATCGCCGTGCAGCAGCCGGTGAACCTCTGGGACTGACCCCATGCACGAGAAACCTCCTATGCCCGACCGTCCCGACTCCTGGGCCTGGCTCGCCGCCTGGCTCGAACACAACTGGCCAGCGCTCTATGCCGGGCTGGTGGCTGGCGTCATTGCCGCCCTGCGCATCGCCTACGGCGGCGGCACCCTGCGCCGCGTGCTGCTCGAGGCACCCCTCTGTGGCGCCTTGGCCCTGGCGGCGAGCCATGGCCTTTCCCTGCTGGGCATCCCTGCCAGTACCGGCCCCTTCTGGGGCGGAATCATCGGCCTGCTGGGCGTCGAGGGCACTCGCGCCGCGGCCAAACGCTTCGTCGAACGCAAGGTGGAAACGCAATGAACCAGCCCAAGATCCTGCTCATAGGCGCCCACGGCCTGGCCGTGCGCGACCTGCAGAAAGCCCTGGCTGCGGCCGGCTTCACCGTCGACCTGGACGGCGACTTCGACGAAGGTACCGAGCACGCCGTCGAAGCCTTCCAGCGCTCTGTCGGCCTGGTGGCCGATGGCATCGCGGGCCCGAAGACCTTCGCCGCCCTGCTGGGCAAGCGCGACCCACTCCATCTGGGCTACGCCGACCTCGAGCTCGCCGCCAAGACCCTGGCCGTCCCCGTCGCGGCCGTTCAGGCGGTCAATGAGGTCGAGTCCAAGGGCGAAGGCTTCCTGGACAACGGCCGGGTGGTGATCCTGTTCGAGCGCCACGTCTTCTACCAGCGCCTGGTCAAGGCCCACGGCCAGGCCGAGGCCGACCGCCTGGCTGCGCTCAATCCGAACCTGATCAACCCGAAATCGGGCGGCTACGCCGGTGGCGCGGCCGAGTGGCAGCGCCTGACCTCGGCCCGGCAGATCGACGAAGCCTGCGCGCTGGAGTCGTGCAGCTGGGGCCTGTTCCAGGTCATGGGCTATCACTGGCAGAGCCTCGGCTATGCCAGCGTCCAGGACTTCGTCACCCGCATGCAGACCAGCGAAGCCGAGCAGCTCGAGGCCTTCGTCCGCTTCGTCAAAGCAGAGCCCGCGCTGCTCAAGGCCCTCAAGGCCGGCAAGTGGGCCGACTTCGCCCGCGGTTACAACGGCCCGGCCTACGCTCGCAACCTCTACGACGTGAAGCTCGAGCGCGCCTTCGCCCGCTACAGCACCGCCGCCCCGGCTAAGGACGCCGCATGACACCCGTCACCGACGTGCAGCGCCTCGAGCCGCAGGATGGGGAGGTCTTCATCCTGCCGGCTGGTGCGTCCTTCGAGGAGGCCGAGCGCCTCTGCGAAGCCATCCAGATAGCCAAGCCGGGCGTGCGGGCTGTCGTGGTGATCGGCGAGCTCGAGCACCTGGACCAGGCGGCGATGAACCGCGCTGGCTGGTACCGCCAATGATCAGCTGGAAGGAGAAGGCGCTCTTCGCGCTCGCCCTGGCCCTGACGATCGCCGTGCTGTGCCTGACCCTCTATGCGCAGGGCCTGCGCATCGACCAGGCCAACCAGAAGCGCGAGGCCGCTGAGGACCGGGTCACCCAGCTGACCGGCGAGCGCGACCACCTCGCCGACATCCTCACCGAGCAGCGAGCCGCCCAGGCCCGGCTGCAGACCACCCAGACAGACCTGCGCCGCGAGATCGATGTCCGCAAGCGCCGGATCCAGGAGCTCGAAATTGAAAACGCCGACCTCAAGGCTTGGGCTGGCCAGCCTCTGCCTGCTGCTGCTCGCCGGCTGCGCCAGCGGCCCGTCATCACCGGAGCCACGGCTTACCGTGATTGGCTGTCCAGTGGTAACGCGCTGCCAGCTGCCGTCGACCGCCCCGCGCAATAACGGCGAGCTCCTGGACGACAGCGAAGCCCTGGAAGCCGCCTGGGCCGACTGCGCCGCCCAGGTCGATATGGTCTATGACGCCCAGCAGGCCCGCCCATGAACAAGCCAGAGAGCCTGCGTGCTCACCTGCTCTCTGCCGTGCCGGAGCTGCGCCACAGCCCTGACCGGCTGCTGGTCTTCATCGACAAGGGCAAGCTGCGCTGCACCGCCGCGGCCAGCCTGTCCTGGGAGTACGGCTACGAGCTGCAGATCATCCTCACCGACTTCGCCGGCCACCCTGACGCCGTGATGCTGCCGCTGCTGGCCTGGGTTCGGACGAACCAGTCCGAGCTGCTGGCCAACCTGGACAAGTCCGCCCAGGGCATCGGCTTCGAGGCCGACATCCTGGACAACTCCAAGGTAGATCTGGCCATCACCCTGCCGCTCACCGAGCGCGTGGTCGTGAAACGCCAGCCGGACGACACCTACCAGCTGAACCACGTGCCCGAGTCCCCGTATACCGAGTACCAGGAGCCGGCCACCTGGCAGGTCTTCGTCGGCGACGAGCTGCTGGCCGAATGGCAATCTGGAACTGCCGGCGACGCCCTGGCCCTGGAAACGCCACATCCAGGCCGCAGCCGTGGCTGACCTCGAGGCGCTGGAGACCTGGCTTTCGCCGCTCCTGCAGAAGCTGGATGGCCGCGGCCGGGCCCAACTGGCCCGCAAGGCTGCCCAGCAGCTGCGCCGCAGTCAGCAGCAGCGGATCCGCGCCCAGGTGAACCCCGACGGCTCGCCGTTCGAGGCACGCAAGCCGCGAGATCTGCGCGGCAAGAAGGGCCGCATCAAACGGCGGATGTTCGAGAGGCTCAACATGGCCCGGTACCTCAAGGCCAAGGGCACGCCGCATCAGGCTGTGATCGGCTTCGCCGGCCGCGTCTCCCGCATCGCCCGCGTCCACCAGTACGGACTGAAAGACCGAGCAGAGCGCGAGGCACCTGAGGTCCGCTACGCCCGCCGCGAATTGCTTGGGCTGTCTGACCAGGACCTGCAGCAGCTGCGCGACTCGCTTCTGGACGGTCTACTCGACTGACTACCAGCCCGCCCGCTTCAGCAGCTCAGTACGACGAGCCAGATCATTTTCCAACTCGATTTGGATACCCTCCATGATGCGGAGCACATCGGTGTAAGCGTCGGTGTCCAGGTCTACTCTTACGAGTTGCCGCTCGAACCTGGCCAACATCAGCTCATGACCCAAGATCGACTCTTCTAGATCTCCCAGCGTCGGTCTGTATAAGCACCCCATCGGTTGCCCTCCTCTGAATGGTCTGTCTTCTTTGACCCCTAGGTAGTCGCCACGCTTGTTTTGGGTGCTGATATGTAGCGACTGCCGCTACACAACCGCCCGGCTGCACCTCGCGCGCGCGGCCGCCATCCTCAGCGGCATGACCGATATCGCCGCCCTCTCCCGCCTCATCGAGAACCTGATCCGCCTCGGCACCATCGCCGAGGTCGACCATGGCAGTCTCCAAGACAAGCGCCCTGCCCGGGTTCGGGTTCAGAGCGGCGACCTGCTGACTGGCTGGTTGCCCTGGGCCGCCCTGCGCGCCGGCACCACGCGCGACTGGGATCCGCCTACCGTGGGCGAGCAGGTCCTGGTCCTGAGCCCCAGCGGCCAGACTGCCCAGGGCATCGCCATCACCGGACTGTTCAGCGCCCTCATCCCCGCCAATGGCGATCGCGCCGGCCTGCACCGCCGCACCTACCCGGACGGCGCCGTCGTCGAGTACGACAGCGCGGCCCACCAGCTGCTGGCCACCCTGCCCGCCGGCGGCCGGGTCGAGATCGTCGCCCCGGGCGGTTTCAAGCTGCAGGGCGACGTGGACATCGACGGCCTAGTGACCGTGACCCGCGACGTCGTCGCCGCCGGCATCAGCCTGGTCAAGCACCCCCATGGCGGCGTCCAGGTCGGCAACGCCCAGACCGGAGCGCCCTCTCCATGATGAGCCGCGAAACGGGCCTGGCCGTCACCGAGCTCGAGGAGCTCCAGCAGTCGGTCGGCGACATCCTCACCACGCCGATCGGCACCCGCGTGATGCGCCGCCCCTATGGCTGCGACCTGTTCAGCCTGATCGATCAGCCGTTCAACGATGCCACAGCCCTGCAGGCCAAGGCCGTGGCCGTGATCGCCCTCATGCGCTGGGAGCCGCGCCTCAACCTCACCCGCATCGCGCTCACCCTGGGCGACGCCCCGGGCCAGGCCTTCGTCGACCTGGAGGGCTACAGCACCGTCACCAACGCCGCCGTCAGCCTGCGCGCCCCCTTGGTCTTTGGAGGCCTCGCATGATCGACCTTTCCCTCCTGCCGTTGCCCGACGTCGTCGAGTCCCTGGACTTCGAGACCCTGCTGGCCGCCCGCAAGGCCCGCCTGGTCAGCCTGTACCCGGCTGCCGAGCAGGCCAATATCGCCGCGCGCCTGGAGCTGGAGTCGCAGCCGCTGAACAAGCTGCTCCAGGAGAACACCTACCGCGAGCTCATCCTCCGCCAGCGCATCAACGACGGCGCCAAGGCCGTGATGCTGGCCTATGCCACCGGTGCGGACCTGGAGAACGTCGCCGCCTGGTACGGCGTCCAGCGCCTGCTGGTAACGCCGGCCGACACCAGCGTCACCCCGGCCATCCCCGCCGTCTATGAGACGGACGATCGCCTGCGGTACCGGACCCAGCTCGCCCTGGAAGGCTTCACCACCGCCGGCCCGCGCAACGCCTACCGCTATCACGCGCTGTCCGCCTCGGCCAAGGTCAAGGACGTGGCCATCCTGCGTCCCATCCAGGGCACCGTGCGGGTCGTGGTCCTGAGCACGGAAGGCGACGGCACGCCGAGCGCCGCGCTGCTGGCCACCGTGACCGCAGCGCTCAACGACGAAGACGTCCGGCCGCTCTGCGACACCGTCGAAGTGGTCGCCGCCGAGATCCTGCCCTACCAGGTGGCAGCCACCCTGGTCTTCTACAACGGCCCGGATATGGCCGTTGTGCAAACCGCGGCCCTGGCCAAGGCGAAGGCCTACGTGGCCGAGCGCCACGCCATGGGCCAGGACGTCTCCCGCTCGGGCCTGTTCGCCGCGCTGCATCAGAGCGGCGTGCAGAACGTCATCCTGAACAGCCCGGCCACCGACCTCGAGGTCGCCCAGCACCAGGCCGCCTACTGCACCGGCATCACCCTGACCCAGGGCGGCACCGATGAGTAGCGTGCTGCTGCCACCCAACAGCCTGCCGCTGGAGCGTGCGATCACCGCCAGCGGTGCCGGCCTCGATGCGCTGCCGGTCCCGATCCGTGATCTGTGGAACCCCTGGAAGTGCCCGGCCGCGGTGCTGCCCTGGCTGGCCTGGGCGGTCTCGGTCGACGACTGGGACGTCAACTGGGGCGAGGACGCCAAGCGCCAGATCATTGCGGATTCCGTCACCGTTCACCGGCACAAGGGCACCCGCGGCGCCGTCCGCCGCGCCCTGACCAACCTGCTCGGCTCCGAGGCTTTCACCCTCATCGAAGGCGCCACGGGCGGCCTCTACGACGCCAACCGCACCTACAACGGCGACCGCTTCTATGGCCATGACGAGCACTGGGCCAAGTACAGCGTTTACGTCACCCAGCCCATCAGCGTGGCCCAGGCCGCGCGGATCCGCCAAACCCTCGCCGACGTCGCCCCGGCGCGCTGCGAGCTCATTGCCCTCAACTTCACCGCTGCGCTCAACGATCACAGCGGCACTTTCCGTTACGACGGGACCTTCACCTACGGAGTCGCTTGATGACGAACCTCACCGAAAAAGAGCAGTGGGAGGATGGCGTCTACCAGATCGAGAAAACCGATCCGGTAGTCGGCGGCCCCGATGGGCTCTCCAACCGCCAGGGCCAGCAGCTGGCCAACCGCACCAAGTACCTCAAAGGCCTAGTGGATGGCCTGCTCAGCGGAGCACGCAACGCTGCGGTGGCCGTCAAGCTGGCCACCGCGCGCGCGGTCAAGCTCACCGGTGACGCCACCGCCACCGGGACCTTCGACGGCAGCGCTGATCTGTCCCTGACCGTGACCCTGGCCGACACCGGGGTCGCCGCAGGGACCTATGGTGGCGTCACGCTCGACAAGAAAGGACGCGCCACCGCCGCCGCCATCTTCCTGCCCGTCGCCAACGGCGGTACCGGCAACGGATCCGGCCAAGCGCCCAGCGCCACCAAGCTGGCCACCGCGCGGACCATCAACGGCGTGCTCTTCGACGGCACGGCGAACATCACCATCACCGACGACAGCAAGGCGCCGCTCAACTCGCCGGTGCTGACGGGCGACCCGCGCGCGCCAACGCCGTCTGCCGGCGACAATGACACCAGCATCGCCACGACGGCCTTCGTCCAGGCCGCGATCGCCGCCTTGGTCAATGGCTCGCCGGAAGCGCTCAACCAGCTCAACGAACTGGCGGCCGCCCTGGGCAATAACCCGAACTATGCCACCGATATGGCCACGGCGCTGGGGCTCAAGGCCAATAGCGAGTCGCCGAACCTGACTGGTACGCCCAAGGCGCCCACGGCTGGCATCGCCACCAACACCACCCAGATCGCCACCACCGCCTTTGTGCAGGCTGTGATGGCGGCCTATGGCCTGGCCGGCGCGGCGCCGGTACAGAACAACGCGATAAACCTCAACGACGCACCGGTAGGCGGCATGATCCGTTGCGAAGACGTCGTGACCGCCGGAGCGGCCTTGAACTGGCCGGTGACCGGTGCGGCGGATGCGGCTCGGGTGGCATTCGAGGTCTTCACCCACGGCCTGCCGGGTTCTGCTGCTCGCTTGACCCAGGTAGCCACCGAAGTCTTCGGCGCCTCGGGCGGTCGAGGGCGGACGTTCGTTCGGGTCCGGCACGACGCGACCTGGTATGCATGGCGCGAATTCGCGTTCGCCGACCAGCTTGCCAACGTTGCCCGAACCGGCAAGTTCTCCGATCTCCAGGACCAGACTGATCATGTGCTGAAGGGCACGACGACGGGCAACGGCTGGAAGCTCGTCACCCTGCAGAACCTGGAAGCCGCTGGAAACCTGTCGCTCGAATACCGCAACAGTGCCGGTATCACCACGCTGTGCTATCAGGGCGTCAACGACGGCAACGGCGGCTGGAGACCTCGCTGGTTCTTCACGCCCAGTGGCTCGGCCACCGCAGACCGCCGCGCCTACTTCGGCGGCCTCAATGACCAGGACCAGATGGAATACGTGGTCAAGACGCGGATCCGGCCGGGCAGCAGCTGGATCACCGATCCCAGCGGGGCCAGCCTGTGTGTACAGAGCGATGCCGGCGACGGCACTGGCGGTCTTTCGGTGATGAGCTATGCGCCCACCGTGGCCATGCTCGATCGGACTGGCGGCGCCAAGTCCTCGCGCTGGAAGACCGATGGCAACAACCTGTTCCTGGAATGGGACAACGGCGACAACGGGGCAACGTGGAACCCGTCCCTGCTGAGCGTGACCCCAGGCGGTGAAGTCCGGTCGCTGTCATCGAACTGTTATCGGATCGTGTCCGGCAATTACGGCACCTTCTGGCGCAACGACGGCAATTACCTCTGGCTCATGATCACCGCTTCGGGCGATCCGTATGGCGGCTACAACTCGCTCCGCCCGCTGTCGGTCAAGCTCGATACGGGCAAGGTCGTCGTGGGTAACGGCATCGAAATGCCGACCAAGGCCCGCGGCGACAGCACCAACGATGGTGCCAGTACTGCCTTTGTCCAGGACGCCACCGGCACCCGCACCGCCGAGGTCGTCTTCTTCCCCAGCAGCTCGGCGCCGGCCGGCTTCCTCAAGGCCAACGGCGCCGCGGTATCGCGCTCCACCTACGCCGCGCTGTTCGCCGTGATCGGTACCAACTTCGGCGCAGGGGATGGCTCCTCCACGTTCAACCTACCGGATCTGCGGGGTGAGTTCCTACGCGCCTGGGACGATGGGCGCGGCGTCGATGGTTGTCGGGTCCTGAACAGCAGCCAGGCCAGCCAGAACCTGAACCACACCCACAGCGCCACTGCGGCGAACGCCGGTGCCCACCAGCACACCATGTCGTTCAAGCAGGACCGCGCGCCGGAAGGCTCTGGTAATGCCGTGTACGGCGATGAGGCCTATTACTCCGGTGAAGCCAGTCAGGGCACCAGTACCGCGGGCGACCACACCCACACCATCACCGTCAGCTTCAGCGGCGGTACCGAATCACGCCCGCGCAACATCGCGTTGCTGGCCTGCATCAAGTATTGAGGATCGCCCCCATGACCGTTACCGACTCTGAAAACCTGCTGGTCAGCCTGGACCTTCCCGCCCAGACCACTGCGCTTCCCTGGTGGCAAGACCGCCTGGTCCCCCAGGTGGCCACCTTCGATCCGGTGTCCGGCGAGCTCCTGGGCAAAACGTCGGCGGATCCCAGCCCGCTGGAGCCGGATGTCTGGCTCATCCCGGCCCACAGCACCCTGGACAATCCGCCCGAGCCGAGCACCGGCATGGTCCTGGTGCGCCGCGATGAAGCCTGGATCGAGGTCGAGGATCACCGCGGTGCCACCGTCTACCACACCGGCACCGGCGAGCCACGCCAGTGGGCACTCCTGGGCCCCCTGCCCAGCGATTACACCCTGGTGGCGCCGCTGAGCGAATTCGACACCTGGCAGGACGATCACTGGCAGCTGGACGAGGCCGCGCAACTGGCCGCGGCCAAGGCCCTGGCCACCCGCAAGCGCGCCCTGCTGCTGCAGTACGCCAGCAACCAGGTCGACGCCCTGCAGGATGCCGTGGATCTGGAGATCGCCACCGAGGCTGAGACCAAGGCGCTCAAGTCCTGGAAGACCTATCGGGTGCTGCTCAATCGCGTTGACACCATCGGCGCCGTCCCGGCCGAAGGCGACTGGCCAACCAGCCCGGATCCGGCCGCCACCACCGGCTACCTCTCCGCCCAGGGCTACCAGGAGCCCACTCCGGCCGCCTGATGGCGGTCGGCATTTTGTAGCGGGCTCCGCTACAACTCCCGCCCCGCGACCCGCGCGCGCGGATCCGCCAGCCTGTGCAGCGTCACCTACCCACCTGCGCAGGCAACCCCTCATGGCTGACTACCATCACGGCGTGCGTGTCCTCGAGATCAATCAGGGCACCCGCTCCATCTCCACCGTTTCCACCGCCGTCATCGGCATGGTCTGCACCGGCAGCGATGCCGATGCCGACGCCTTCCCACTCAACACCCCCGTCCTGCTGACCAACGTCCAGGGCGCTGTCGGCAAAGCCGGCACCAAGGGCACCCTGGCCGAATCGCTGCAGGCCATCGCCGACCAGTCCAAGCCGGTCACCGTCGTGGTGCGCGTGCCCGATGGCGCCAATGCGGCCGAGCTGCAGAGCAACATCATCGGCGGCGTCGCCAATGGCCGTTACACCGGTATGAAGGCGCTGCTCGCGGCCAAGGCCCAGCTGGGCATCACGCCGCGCATCCTGGGCGTGCCCGGGCTCGACACTCAGGCCGTCACCACCGCCATGGTGGCGATCGCCAAGCAGCTGCGTGGCTTCGTCTATGCGAGCTGCAACGGCTGCGCCACCAAGGAAGAGGCCGTCGCCTACCGCAACCAGTTCGGCGCCCGTGAGCTGATGCTCCACTGGCCGGACTTCCTGGCCTGGTCCACCGTCCAGAACGCCACTGTGACCGCCAACGCCACCGCCCGGGCCCTGGGCCTGCGCGCCCAGCTGGACCAGAGCACCGGCTGGCACAAGACCCTGTCGAACGTGGCCGTGGACGGCGTGACCGGCATCAGCAAGGACGTCTTCTGGGATCTGCAGAACACCGCAACCGACAGCGACTACCTCAACGGCAACGAGGTCACCACGCTGATCAACCACGACGGCTATCGCTTCTGGGGCTCGCGCACCACCAGCGAGGATCCGCTCTTCGCCTTCGAGAACTACACCCGCACCGCCCAGGTGCTGGCCGACACCATGGCCGAGGCGCATTTCTGGGCCAATGACCGCCCCATGCACCCGAGCCTGGTGCGCGACATCGTCGAGGGCATCAACGCCAAGTTCCGCGAGCTGACTCGCCAGGGCTACCTGCTCGGCGGCGAGTGCTGGTACGACGCCGATGCCAACGAGAAGGAGACGCTCAAGGCCGGCAAGCTCTTCCTGGACTACGACTACACCCCGGTCCCGCCGCTGGAAGACCTGACCCTGCGCCAGCGCATAACCGACCGCTTCCTGGTCGACTTCGCCAGCCGCGTCAACGCCTGATCCCTACCCTGAACATCCGGCGTCCCCTAGGCCGCCTTTTGGAGAGCTGCCCTCATGGCCATGCCCCGCAAACTCAAGAACATGATGCTTTTCAACGACGGCCACTCCTACCTGGGCGTCGCCAAGTCCTGCACCCTGCCGCCCCTCGGCCGCAAGATGGAAGCCTTCCGCGGCGCCGGCATGAACGGCCCAGTCAAGGCCGACCTGGGCTTCTCCGACGACGGCATCCAGCTGGAGTGGACCCTGGGTGGACTGGATCTCACCGCCCTAAAGCAATTCGGCGCCGTGGGCGCCGCAGCCGTACCCCTGCGCTTCACCGGCACCTACCAGCAGGACGACACCGGCGAGGACACCGCCGTCGAGATCGTGGTCCGCGGCCGTCACGAGACCATCGAGATGGGCGAAGCCACTCCGGGCGAAGACACCGAGCACAAGATCACCACCACCTGCAGCTACTACAAGCTGATCGTGGCGGGCGAGACCGTGATCGAGATCGACCTCCTCAACTTCGTCGAGATCGTCGGCGGTGAAGACCGCCTGGCCAAGCAGCGCGCCGCCCTCGGGATCTGATACCTCGCCTTTTTCGGCCCACTCCGGCGGGCCAGCCCTAGCCTATTACCTGGAGTACCACCATGAGCGATACCACCCAAGACAACGTCGTCGTCCTCGATCAGCCCATCACCCGCGGCGAGACCACCATCGCCCAGATCACCCTGCGCAAGCCCAACGCCGGCGAGCTGCGCGGCGTCTCCCTGGCCGAGCTGCTGCAGCTGGATGTTGCCGCGATCATGCGTGTGACCCCGCGCATCAGCATTCCCAGCCTCACCGAGAGCGAAGTCCGCTCCATGGATCCGGCCGACCTGGTCGACGTCGGCGGGAAGATCGCCGGTTTTTTGCTCAAGAAGTCGGTCAGGGCGGAGCTCTCCCCGTCCGCGTAGAGGAAGCAATGGCGGATCTCGCCATCACCTTCCACTGGCAACCAGCCCAGCTCGACCAGCTGGGCCTGGCCGAACTGATGGACTGGCGCGAACGCGCCCGCAAGCGAGTCTCCCCCGATGGCCAATGACCTGCAGATCCGTGTCCTCCTGTCCGCCCTGGACAAGGTCACGGCCCCGCTCAAACGCATCGCCGGGGGCGGCAACGCGACCGCCCGGGCGCTCAAGGCTGCCCGGGACCGGGTCAAGGAGCTCAACCAGCAGCAGCAAGACATCAGCGCCTATCAGCGCCAGCGCGAGGCTGTGCGCCAGAGCGCCGAGGCCCTGGCCAAGGGCCAGGAGAAGCTGCGCGGGTATCGGCAGGACCTCAAAGCGATGGACGCACCCTCGGCGGCGTTCCAGAAGCGCTTCGCCAACGTCGCAGCCGAGGTAGATCGCCTGCACGCCAAACACGCCGCCCAGCGCACCGAGCTGCAGCGCCTGCTGCCGATCATGCGCGCCGGTGGCGTCGATACCCGCGACCTCGGCGGCGCCCAGGCACGGCTGCAGGCGCAACTCACCAGCGCCAATGCCGCGATCGACACCCAGCGGGGCAAGCTCGAGCGCCTCAATCGCACCCAGGAGAAGCTGGCAAGCGCCCGCGGCAAGCTCAAGCGCGGCCAGGAGCTCGCCGGCAACGCCGCCATGGCCGGAGCCAGCTCGGCTGCCACCGGCGCCGCGATCGGCGGCCCGGTGCTGGGCATGATCAAGGCCTTTGCCCCGGCCGAGGACGCTGCCACCCAGCTGCGCGCCTCGCTAATGCTGAGCGACGGCACCGCCCCCAAGGAATTCAAGGAGATCTCCGACCTGGCCACGCGCCTGGGCGATCGCCTGCCTGGTACCACCGCCGAATTCCAGGAAATGATGACCATGCTGGTGCGCCAGGGGATGTCGGCCAAGACCATCCTTGGCGGCATGGGCGAGGCCGCGGCCTACCTGGGCGTCCAGCTCAAGATGCCAGTCACCGAGGCGGCCAAGTTCGCCGCCAAGATGCAGGACGCCACCCGTACCAGCGAGAAGGACCTCATGGGCCTGATGGACACCATCCAGCGCGGCTTCTACCTGGGCGTCGACTCCAACAACATGCTCGAGGGCTTCAGCAAGATCAGCCCGGCGCTGGACATCATCAAGAAGGAGGGCCTTGAGGCGGCCAACGCCCTGGCCCCCTTGCTGATCCAGCTCGACCAGACCGGCATGGAGGGCGGCGCTGCCGGCAACGCTCTGCGCAAGATCTTTCAGATGGGCATGGACACCGACAAAGTCGGCAAGGCCAACAAGGGCCTCAAGGACAAGGGTATCAAGCTCGACTTCACCGATGGCAAGGGCGAATTCGGCGGCATGGAGAAGCTCTACGCCCAGCTGGACAAGCTCAAGGTACTCAACACTGAGACCCGCCTGGGCGTGCTGAAACAGGTCTTCGGCGACGACTCCGAGACCCTCACCGCGCTCAACACCATGATGTCCAAGGGCCTGGTCGGCTACCAGGAAGTCCAGGGCAAGATGAAGGCCCAGGCGGACCTGCAGATGCGCGTCAACGAGCAGCTGGGCACCCTTTCCAACACCTGGGAGGCGGCAACTGGCGCCTTCACCAACGCCCAGTCCGAATTCGGCGCCGCCATTGCACCCCAGCTCAAGGAAATCATCACCTGGCTGGGTGACCTCGCTGGCAAAACCGGCGCCTGGGCCCGCGAGAATCCGGTCCTCGCCGGCAACCTGGTCAAGGTGGCCGCGGTGCTGTCTGGCGTGTCGATCGCTTTCGGTACCGTCGCCCTGGGCGTCGCCGGCGTGCTCGGGCCCTTCCTCGCGCTGCGCTTCATGCTTGCTCAAGTTGGTATCCGCCTGCCCAGCGTGCTGGGCCTGCTCTTCAAGCTCGGCAAGGGCACTTTCCCCCTGGTAGCGGCTGGCCTTCGCCTGATCGGTGCGGCAGCGATCGCCAACCCCATTGGCGCTGTCCTGTTCGGACTGGTCGCCGCCGGCGCCCTGATCTACGCCAATTGGAAAACAATCGGTCCGTGGTTCGCAGGGGTATGGGCAGAGATGAAGGCACGGGCCACGGGTGGTATTGCTAGCATCGCTGGGCTGATCCTGGACTTCTCGCCGATCGGCCTCTTCTACCGGGCCTTCGCCGCCGTGCTGAATTACTTCGGCCTGGAACTTCCCCCCCGGCTGACCGAGGTCGGCGCCGTGCTGCTCAATGGGCTCACAGCGGGCGTCAGCGGCGGGATCGGCGCCATCGCCCGCAAGATCCTCGACTTCTCCCCCGTCGGGCTCTTCTACCAGGCCTTCGCTGCTGTGCTGAATTACTTCGGCTTCGACCTCCCGGCCAAATTCACCGAACTCGGCGGCATGATCATGGACGGCCTGGTCCGCGGCATCACCGGCCGCCTGGGCGCGGTGAAAGATGCCGTGATGGGCGCCGGCCAGAGTGCGATCAATTTCTTCAAGGAGAAGCTGGACATTCACTCGCCGTCCCGCGTCTTCGCTGCCCTGGGCGAATACACCATGCAGGGCCTGGCGGTCGGCATGGGCAAAGGCGAAGGCAGCCCCCTGGGTCAGATTGCCGACACCGCCAAGCGTATTGCAGCTACGGCAACGGCGGCGCTGGCCCTCGGCGGTGCTCCGCAGATGTCAGCAGCCCAGCCACTGCCATCTGCCCAGCAGCAACAGATGGAGGCGGTCCGCCAAGTCACCCAGCAGCCGGCAATCCTCGCGCTGGCCCAGCCGGCTGGTGATACCACACTGCTCCAACGGCAGATCGAGTCAGTACGCCAGGCCATCATGCAGCCGGCCGCAGCCGTTGTCCCGGCGATCGTCAAGGACGCATCACCGCAGAGCCGGCAGATTGAGGCGGTACGCCAGACGACGCTGCAGCAGCCAGCACGCGAGCCGATCGCCTTCGATAGCCGGCCCGCGTTGCCGCCAGCGCCGCTTCCAGCGCCCGCAACGGGCGACCACTACGAAATCCATATCCACGCTGCGCCTGCGCAGGATCCGCAGGCCATCGCCCGTCAGGTCCGTGCCGAGCTGGCCCGCTTGCAGGCCGAGAAAGCCGCCCGCAGCCGCAGCAGCCTCAGAGACAGGACCTGACCCCATGATGATGGCCCTCGGCAACTTCATCTTCAGCCTCTACACCCTCGCCTACCAGGAGCTGCAGCGGCAGACCGACTACCGCCACGCCACCAGCTCTCGCGTGGGCGCGGCGCCAGCGCGCCAGTTCCTGGGCAAGGGCGACGACAGCATCACCCTGCCCGGCTGGCTCGCCCCGGAGCTCGCCGGCACGCCCAGCAGCCTGGACGTGCTGCGCTACATGGCCGGTACCGGCGGCGCCTGGCCGCTGATCGAGGGTAGCGGGCGGATCTATGGGCTCTGGGTCATCGAGAGCATCACCGAGACCAAGACGCTCTTCTTCCAGGACGGCACCCCGCGCCGCATCGAGTTCAGCATCGCTCTCAAGCGCGTCGACGACGACACCGGCCGCGAGCTACTCGGCGCCGGCATGGCCGGCATGGGTACCGTGCTGAGGAAGCTGCTGTGATCCAAGAACTGCTCGATACCGCCACCGGCCAGCTGCGCACCCTCGGCCGCGACCTGGTGCAGGGCGCTACCTATGCCCAAGCGCGCTACCAGATCCTGGTCGACGGCAAGGACATTAGCGCCCTCATCGCGCCGCGGCTGATCAGCCTAGATCTGACGGACAACCGCGGCCTCGAGGCCGACCAGCTGAGCCTGGTGCTATCCGACCACGACGGCCTGCTGGCCATCCCGCCCCGGGGCGCCAAGATTCGCCTCTGGCTGGGCTGGTCCACCACCGGACTGATCGACAAGGGCAGCTATGTCGTCGACGAAACCGAGCACAGCGGCGCTCCCGACGTGCTGAGCATCCGAGCGCGCAGCGCCGACCTGCGCAAAGGCCTCAAGACCAAGCGGGACCAGAGCTACAGCGCCACCACCTTGGGCGCCGTGCTGCGCGTTCTGGCCGCGCGCCAGGGGCTCACCCCGCTCATCGCGCCCGCCCTCGAGGCGCAGCAGGTCCTGCAGCTGGACCAAACCGGCGAATCGGACGCCAACCTCCTCACCCGCCTGGGTGAAGACTACGACGCGGTGGCCACCGTGAAAGCCGGCCGCCTGCTCTTCCTCCCGGCCGGCGGCGGCAAGGCGGTTAGCGGCGCCGACCTGGGCCACGTCACCCTCACCCGCAAAGACGGCGACCAGCACAGCTACCTGCAGGCCGATCGTGAGAGCTACGACGCCGTGCGCGCCTTCTACTACGACGTCAACAGCGCTAAGAAGAAGGAGGCCATCGCCGGGGGCGGCGAGAACGTGAAGGACCTGCGCCACATCTACGCCGACCAGCTCTCCGCGCTGCGCGCCGCCCGGGCCGAGTGGAACCGCCTGCAGCGCGGTACCGCCGCCCTCACCTACCAGCTCGCCCTGGGCCGGCCAGAGCTCATGCCCGAACTCACCTACACCCTGCAGGGCGTGAAGGCCGAGATCGACTCCATCATCTGGTACGGGGGGAACGTGCAGCACAGCCTCACCGCGGACGGCGGCTACATCACGCGCCTCGAGCTGGAAGCCAAGCTGCCGGAGGACCTGGTAGCCGACCTGGTCGACGAGATACAGGGCGACTACACCGGCATCATCGCCTACTACCGCGATCCCAAAACCGGCAAGGAGCACACGCTCACCGAAGGCGACCAGAGCAAGCCGCGGCGGTTGCGGTACCTGTACGCCACCAAGGCCACGGCGAAGCGTGCGGTGGAACGGGAATGGCGCAAGCTCCGAGACGTCCAGACATAA